AATCAGATGTAGAACAGAAAGCGTCTGGTGTAGAAGAACCAAACGAAACTAAGTTGCAACGTCATAAACGTATTCGTGAAGAAGCTACTAAACTGGTTCGCTGTCGTATCACTAACATGAATCCTTCTAAGAAGAACATGCAAGGTGAAATCTTCTCGGTAGGTAACAAGGTTATTGGTACTCATAAGAAGTTTATCCCATATAACCCTTCAAGCCATGAAGATGGTTATCATATTCCAAATACTATTTACCAGACTCTTAAGACTCGTAAGTACCAGTTCTTCAAACCTGTTAAACACCCTAACGGTGAAACTACTCAAGAATCTGTATTGGTTAATGAGTTTGCAATTGAGATTCTTCCACCTTTAACACAAGAAGAAATTAAAGAACTGTCTAAAGCCCAAGCTGCTAAAGGCGGTCTGTAAGACTAACACTGAGGTAGACAATAATGATTGATGTAACAAGCCTAACAGATGGTTCAATTAACGGTGATGGTGTTTTCGATAAGTTAATGACCTCAGTAACAGCCCATGTAGAACGTCAATATAGTAACTCCCGTATTACGGGTGCTGACTATGCTAATGTCTACCTTGGTTCTCTTACTACTGTACTCAACCAATCGTCTTCATTCCTATTACAGTCTGAGCAGCTCAATAAGCAGCTTCTCTTACTTGATGAACAGATTGCTAACGTTCAAGCTAACTCAGAGCTTGTAGCTGCACAGAAAGCCAAAATGGAAGCTGATACAGCTTTGTCCGTTAAACAGCTTGAAGTGTTACAGGCTCAGATTGAACAGAGTAATGCTAGTACCCAGTTGACTAACCAACAGAAGACGAATGCTGAAGCTCAGTATGACTTGATTCTGAAGCAACAAGACAAAGCAGATAAAGAAACTGCTTTACTAGAACAGAAACTTACTACTGAGATTGCACAAACAGTTGGTGATGAGACTACAGTTAAAGGTATCCTAGGCAAGCAGATGGAACTTATCCAAAAGCAAGCTGAAGGTTTCGACCGTAACTCTGAACAGAAACTTGTTAAGATGATGATTGATACTTGGACAGTGAGACAAAGTACTGATGGAGCTGATACACTTAACAATGGTTTATCAGATGACCAAATCAACAATGTCCTCAACATAGCTAAAACAGGTATTGGTGCTCCCACCTATAACCCATAAAGCATGTTTGATTAATTTAGGAGGAGGGAGCTTATGCTCCCTTTTTTATTATGGGTCTATTTAGTAAAAAGAAAACATTCATAGAATCATCTTCCCAGCTACTGTTAGAGGAAACCCCTAACCTCATCAAAGACAGTATCTTCACCTCTGTAATGAATAACACTAATATCCCTGAAGACCTTACAGCCAACTATCTAGGTAGTTTGTATGTCAAAGGTAGACGTATGAGAAAGTATGCAGAGGATCATTACCCTTATGGTTTACCTGATGGAACACTTAACTACCCTACTGCCAGTAATAGGGCAGTTAAGGCTGTACTAGAAGCTGAGTTGGGTATTACTGTTTTGGTTACCAGTACTGTAATAGACCTTGCTTCGTCGTTACGTAACTCAACTGAGTTCTTGGTGAATACAAGGGAATGGGATGAGTCAACCAATGAGGTAGCTAACCCACCGAGCAGTATAGGGGTAGGTAGAACAGTATTTTTAGATGATACTGAATTTATAAGTAATACCCAGACAAAAATTACCTATGTTTACTATACGGATGTTGGTTGGCCGATACCTAGTGAGCAACCTGTATATGTAGATGAGGTAGTAACTCATGATGCTGTAGTACAAGAACATCTCTACTACTACGTTACTTATTATGAAACTATCTATAACGACGTAACAGAAGAGTATGAAATAACAGGCGACTTACTATTCTGGACATACGAAGCAGCTCTAGGTACATACCCTAGTTTGGATATTACTACAGGTACAGAACAGAACAGTCGTTATTACCCTATAGTACCTATCAGACGTAACAAAAACGATTTAACAGACCCTAGCTTACACGGTACTGAACTCTACAAAACGAGTAAGCGTATGCTTAAGATGTGGAATGTAGATATAGATGAGTTAGCAGAGGGGGTAAATGCTTCACCTAATATTAATGATGTAGACCATGCTTATGTCATAACCGCTATAGATATAGCTGCTGATTCTCAATCAGTATACAGCTACTTGTATGAATATTTTATATACTTAAGTGATAGGTCTGACTACTTCAAAGGTGACTTTGATACTTGGTTATTAGAGGGTTTAGAAGAGAATGAAACCCCACCAGTAAATACTATAACGGTATCAGATGCCGGATACAGAATGGACTTGTCTTACAACTATATAACAACAGAAATAAAATCAGGTTCAATAGGTGACGTAGGCTTATATGAAAGGGAAGTGATTGCTTCGAATAGAGCTAGTTCTGATTACTTTGACTATGAAACAAGTCAATTCATTATTCGTAAGCAGTTGACAACCAACTTTTATCAAGAGGTACTTGTTTATGGCTTATACCATATCAACTACGTTTACCCGAATGCTACAGTCGATACATCCCTTCAAGATGCGTTCAACTCCGAAGACGAGAAGAACAACTTTCTTATTCCTCTTAATGTGGATGTTTCTGACAATGTTAGCAGGTACTACTCTAACGAGCTTGTGTATTACTCACTTCGTATTGTCTTTAACAGTAAGATAACCAAGAAGTTAAAATGGTATGAAACAGGGTTCTTCCAAGTAGTTATCAAGATAGTAGCTGTAGTACTTACTGTCTACGGTTTGTACCAAGTAGGTGCTGCATTAGTTGCTGCTACAGCAGTAGGGGTAATAGCCGTAGCTCAGGTAATAATAACCGCTATATTAGTCAGTATCGCCGTAAACTATGTCTTAGATTTCTTGGTTAGTGTTATTGGTTTGGAAGGTGTTTTTGTAGTAATCCTTGCTGCGGTAGCTGCTGCGTATGGTGGGTACAACCCAAGTATAGGTAGTATTGGTTACTATGAACTACCTACTGCTATTGATTTTATGCAAGTAACTAACGTAGCTCTAAGTGAGTTCCAAACAGTTATTCAGGAATCCGTTCAGGATGTGATGGATGAGATAGAGAACTTTGCTAACTATGCAGAAGATTTAATAGAGGATTTAGATGAAGAGTATGGGTTTGAAAACTTTGACTTGTATTCCCTAGATGTATTTCAATCTTCTATGACGGCTACTGAAACTCCTGAAGAATTTTTAACTAGAACCACATATAATGATAATGTAGGCGTACTAGCGTTAGAAACCCCATCTACATTTGTAGATAGAATGCTTAAATTCGATATACCTTCTAACGACATTAACTTAGATATATAAGAGGAACACATGGCATATTCAATTTGGGATACTAACAATCAATCCAACCAAGTAAATCCAATTACAGGTTTACCTATGGTTAATGAACAACTTACCTCTCAACCTAATATTTGGGGTGAATCAGGTAACCCTTTTGGTCAAGGAGATACCAATAACATTGCCGGTTTGTCCGGTACAGATTCTAATGCTATAGCTACTCTTGGAGGTAACGAAGGGAATAGTTTCTGGGGTAGTGCTGATACGTGGAATAATGTTAGCCAAGGTATAGGTGCTGTAGGTAGTTTGGCTAATACCTATTTAGGTTTCCAACAACTAGGTCAAGCAGAAGACCAACTAGCTTTTCAAAAAGAAGCCTTTTGGTCAAACTACAACCAACAGGTTGCAGACCGTGAAGAATCAGCAAGACGTAGAGCCATTGCATCAACAGGTGAAGACCCTACAGCCTAATTGGTAGGTATCATTAATTAATTAGCAGTTAACCTGCTAGGAGGCTAATAACTTGGCTATTACGTGGAAAAATATAAATGCCCCATCCTTTGGTGCAGCTAACCTACTCTCTCAATCAGCAGGTAATCGAATCTCTGAAGGTATTGAGGGATTACGTGACCTTGCACAAGGACAGGCTAACAACATCCGTACAGAAGAAGCAGAGCTTACTGAGAACAACACTCAGGATGTACTGAATCAAGTGTACGGGCTTCAATCAATGGAAGATTATAACTCCGCTGTAAGTGAAGGTACGTTTGACCTAGAGGCTTTGGATAATACCTACGGCGGTAAGGTTGATGTAGGTCAGATTCGAAATGCTTTATTGGCTCAGGATAACACTATCCAAGACCAAGAGAACACACGTCTAACATATGAGAATAATGTTAGACAACGTAAAGACACACCCATAGCTAACCAGTTCACTCAGGACTTATATAATGCTAAGACATTAGGACAAGTAGATAGTCTTATTACTAACCTAGAGGATATTGGGTTATCTGAAGCCGGTCAGACTGCTGCAATTAAAACAGCCAATGATTACAAACAGTCATTACTTGACCAAAGCTACCAAGCAACACAAAGACAACAAAACCAACTTCTCTTTGACCAGTCTCAGGATGATAGAACATATAACCTTGAGCAGCGTTTTATTAAGGACTACAACCCTGAGAAGACTCGTACAGTTGTTGGTTTGGATGGTAAAGAACGAACTGAAACTTACTACCCTAAATTGGATACTCAGAATACAATTTCAAGTGCAACATCTAAGTTGGCTGAACTTCCTACTAAATATGCTATTCCTGATAACTTTGATGATGTTATCCAGAGTGGTACTGCTTCAGATGCAGTAAGTTCTTTTATTCAATCACAAGATAGAAATGATATTGCTGTACAAGATGTACATAACGATATTACTACAGCACTGAAAGAGAACACATTCACAGATAGCCAAGGGAAAGGTTATACCTACTCATCATTACCTAAGTGGGTAGTAGAGCAAGCATTGCAGGAAGTGACTCTTACAGACTCTGATTGGAAGTTCACTGACTGGGGTAAGGGTGATATTAGTGGTAGTCAAGTAGATAGTTTAGTAAAAAGTGTAAACAAGAACTTGGAACTCTATGGTACTCTGACTGAGAAGAAACAACTAATGGATGCTGAAAAAGCTCTTTTAAGTGCTCAAATCAACGATGCACAGGTAAAACAGTTAAAACTCATCCAAGAGGCTAGAGAAGATTTCAGCAAATCTACGTCTAAGAATAGGAATATGTAACCATGGCATTAGACCCTAAATCATCTACCGCTATTGCATTAGAGCAAGCAACAGTAGATTTCAAAAATAACCTACTAACCACCAGTCGTTCTCAAAAGGAACGACTTGATGCTATTAGCTCAATGGATAAAGACAGAAGTACTAGTCCTGATGCTGTGGTTAGTGATAGTGGGTTAGAGTCATTCACAGGAGCTTCTCAGAATATTGGCATCTCATTAGGTAGTAAAGCACTACAACAAGTAGGTAACATTCTAAGTACGTTACCTACAGCACTCAATGAGTTTGATGTAAGTCGAGGTGACTTTACTGAATCTGATTTAGCTACCTATAAGAGTATCCAAGATAAACAGAAGCTTTCTGATACTCCTGAATACACAGCAGAGGAGGAAGCATTCCTACAGCCTTGGGTTAAAGAAGTAGAACCTAAAGGTACTCAAGGCTATGTTGAATATGCTGAATCTCTTCTAGAGTCAGCAGGTAGAGAACCTGTTAAACCTACATTGGATATGGAACCTAAGAAAGAACTCTTAGACCGATTCTTTACTAATAGTGAACGTCTTGATTCATTCAATGAAGTCTTTAGTACTGGTGAACAGTATGTGAATACGTCTAAGACTCAAGAAGCTTTTGATGAGGCTGCTGATGTATACAACAACAATGTAGGTACTATCAACCAAGGTATTGAGAAGTTACAAGCTGATGACATCTCTGGTGTATCTGATTTACTTGAAGGTGCTAAGGATTTCACTGCTGAAGGTTTGTATACATTATTTACTAACCCTCAAGCGGTAACCCAAGTAACAGTAGAGTCTATCCCTGCTATGTTAACTGCTGCCCGTAGTATTGTGGTTGGTGCAGGTGCTTTGGGTAATCAGAACTACCAAACAGCTTTGGATGCTTATGAGAAAGAATATGGGGATATCCCTGTAGGTGATGCACGTAAGACAGCCCAAGCATATTCAGCTTTGGCCGGTATTGTAGGTACTTACTCAGATAAGTTCTTGGCTACAGGTGCAAAACTCATCCCTGACCAAGTAGCTAGTATTGCTCCTAGAGCGGCAACTGGTGCAATCACAGAAGGTATTACTGAGTCTACTGAAGAAGCTCTTACAGCATATGCAGGTGTACAGGATTCAGACAAGATTGACGGTGGTGAAGTATTCACAGCAGGTCTATTCGGCTTTGGTTCAGGCGGTGCTTTAGCAGGTGGTGTCACAGCAGTAGAAAAGGTGAACAACCTTAAGAAAGGTATCGAAACCAAACAGAATGTAACTGACACTATCAATACCGGTACTTCAGAAGTTGATATCGATAACTCAATCATCACTGATGAGACAGTTAAAGAGTCAGTCTCTAACGCTAAATATGATAAAGCATCTGACTTGGCTAAAGTTCTACGTAATGCTACTAACCTTCAAAAACAAGAGAACACACCAGAGACAGCTAAAGAAGATGCTGCACTCTTAGCTAAGAACACTCTTAATATTGTGAACTCTCGTATAGAGAATGCTGAAGTAGTATTGGCTGATTTGGACTCTATTGCACAAGATGAGAACACTTCCCCTGAAACATTGGAAGAAGTAAATAGAACCAAGAAAGAAACCACTACTGAACTTAACCGTCTAACTAAAGTAAAAGACAGTTACACACAATCAGTAGAAAACAGCTTCACTGCTTTAGCTACTAATCCTGAAAAGATTGAAGAAATTAAGTCTCGTATCCTTGATATTGAATCAGATACTAATCTTCTTGGTTCAGATACTGAAGCATTCAGTCAAGCCCGTATTGATAAAGATGCTGCTCTATTAAACGAAGCTGCTATCTCTACAGACGTAGTATCTAGTGAAGACTTGGTTAAAGCTTCTACTAACCCTAACGTAACTCCTCAACGTGCTAATCAACTGCGTCTTACTGCTGAGTTGAATGACTCTCTTAAGAGTGCTAATGAAGTACATAACGATATCGTTAATGGCGGTAAAGGTTTCATTGGCTTACGTCAGTATCAACAACGTATCAACACAATGTTGAATATGGGGAGTACTACTCAAGCACAACGTCAGTTAGGTTTACTAGGTAACTTTGCTAATCACTTAAACACTAAAGCACAGGCTTACCAGACTGCTTATGAGCAAGCTCAGGCTAATCCTCAAGGCGGTAGAGTAGAAGTGGAAGGCTTTGTTACTCGTGATGGTTCTCCGGCTACTGTAGACGCTAATGCAGGTAAATTAGTAAGTGATATCACACTTGAAGCTAACCTAGCTGCTGAGACTCTTCAGAACCTACACAACCAAGTAACAGGGTTTGTTAATCCTACTTCACTTGAGGTTGCCCCTACTCAAGAGACACCAGTAGAGTCAGCTCCTGTGGCTACAGAAGAAGAGGTACAGACTGAAACGACTGATACTACTTCTGTAGAAGAAACAGCTTCTGAGGCAACTACAGAGCCTGTTACAGAAGCACAAGTTGAAACCAATGAAGTTACTGAACCAACAGTTACTGAGTCTGCTTCAGATTCAGAGCTTCTGGCTGTCCATAACCTAGACACCGATTCACGTAAAGACATCTCAACACTAGATGCTAAAGATGAATTGGAATCCCGTGGTTACTCTTTTAATGAAGAGGGTACAGTAACAACTACTCCTGAATTAACTAATCCAGTTGAGTCTATTAATACTGGTGCAGAGCCGGTATCTAAAAATAAAACCTATGAAGGTGCTGATAAACAGTTCTTATCTACTAACCAAATCAATGAAGTATTTAAGAAGGTTAGACGTGGTCTTATCTCTAAAGTAGATATCACTAACAGTACTGAAGTAAGTACTGAATTGGGTCGTGAACTTAAACCATCAGAGTCTACTCTCTTAGGTGTACTAGGTAGTTTCTCCAAAGCCATATCACAAGGCATCAGTTCTAACCTTAAGACACCGGATGAAATACTTAAACGTCGTGGTTTCCAACAACGTTTTCCTTTTGACTACTTCTCACAAGAAGACGGTACTTACTCACAAGAACTACTAGATACTCTAGGTGTTACAGCTATGGAGTACTTAGAGAAGAATGCATCACAACTAAACAGTATCAGCAATACCGGTATGGCTACATTATTGAATGTGGATTCATCCAATTTTACTCCTAACACTGAACAGTTTATTGCATTAAATAACGCGGGTTCTCCTTACTTAGAAGTAGTTAAAGCTTTGGGTAAGGTAGCACTTAAGAACCTAGGTCTTAAGAAGCTTGATGATGCCTCACTCAATATCCAAAACAAGATTGAGATGGATTTAGGTCGAGTTATCTATCGTGCTTTAGATGAATCTAATTTAGGTATCATTGAGACTGAGACTTTCACAGGTGCTCAACTGAATGAACTAGGTGGTAACTACACTAACCCTAATGCGGTTATCCGTAGTAGCCGTGTAAACGTAGAGGCTTTGGATACTGGTTTTGGTACAGATGCTTTGGAATTGTTTGGTAACTTGGATGGTTTCATTGAGTCACTAACAAGCAATGTAGTTGAACCAAGTAAAGCTGAGATAGGTAAACGTACTTCTAAAGTGAGTAACCAAGTAAGACGTTCAGGTGGTCAGGTAGCTTCTAAGAAGTTTGTTGAAGGTGCTAACAAAGATGCAGATATCCCTCACTACATTGATTCAAACATGAATACTGTATTTGATTCTTTAGGTGATGATGTTATTGCAGAGCTTCTTGGTGAGAAGAGTGAAGAAGGTGTTATCAAAGGGTTATTACCTAAGATTGTAGGTAAGAATAGAACAGTACGTAGAGACATAAGTACCTACAAACAGTTCCGTAACCGTATGATGGAAGAAGTAGGTCGCTTAGATACTCCTTTCTTCTACAACTACCGTTTTGGTAAACAGTTACGTTTGTCTGCTATTGGTGCTGACATCAACTACCAAACATCTAAACTACATCGTTACCTAACAGCTATGGATGCTAGTCGAATCGACCCCACTGACAATGCCAATGAAAGCTATGTGACTTTCAAACTAGGTGTTGCTCAAGGTATGGGTATTGATATTGATAAGCAAACCTTGGCTAAGACTCTCTATGACTACGAGATGATGTTAGCTAACCCTGTTATTGATTCAGGTGTTACTGAACTAACTAAACTCCTAAGTAACCAAGAGTTCGATGCAGAGGCTATCAAAGCTGCTGTGAACGAAGGTGGTGAGAACACACACTCACTTAAATCCTTGGTTGGTATTGCAGAGCTAAGACTAGCTAACGGACAACCATTCGATACTACGGTTACGTATGAAATTGATGGTATTACTAATGGTCCATTTAATGCTCATATCCAAATGGGTTTGAATGTAGTTGACGGTAAGCTAACTGATGACAGTATTAAACGTATGGCTCAAGGTGGTTTGTTCTTGGATGGTACTGAGTCTTACACTGACTGGATTAGTAACCCAAGCAACTGGGACATCTACCAAACAACTGCATCTAATGTAGGTCAGTATGAAACTCAATTACTAGACCCAAATACTACCATTGATGGTGTTACGGCTGAGATGAAATCACAGTACCCTGTATTGAAAAAGTATGTAGGGGAAATTGTTACTGTTGATGAAGACACGGGCGAAGTAAGAGAGGTTACATCTAAAGGGCGTAAGCTTACTAAAAACCCTGTAACAGTAACTGTATACGCTGCCGGTAAAGCATCTATCAGTAATAAGATTGCAGAATCTATTCGAGGTAATATCTTAGAGTCATTACAGGAAGCTGTAGAAACTAATGATACAGCCAAGCTTGGTGAGATTGCTCAAGACATTATGTACTTAACAGGTGATAACACTATTACCCGTAATCCTGCTAATGAGTTTGAGTTCACTAAGCCGATGATTACAGCTATCAATAAACTAACAAGTGCTACTTTAGGTAGTATGGTTAACTTGTCTATTGAAGAGAATTTCCCTACTCAAATTCAGAACACTAAGTTAGTTACTGAGAGTAGTAACGTTATCTACTTCATGTTTAAAGCTATGTATGACAAAGCAGCAAACGAGAAGTTACTGGAACTAAGAGAGTCCGGTGAACTAAGTAGCTATGAGTACCTAAGTACTAAACAACTGGATGAAGTTAAGCAATCTCTTCTTGAGACTATGCCAGTTTACCGTAGCTTCTATGGTGATATATCTAACGGTATCCAAACAGCCGGTTTTGCTGAAACTAACCAAATACCTGATGACATCAAAGGTTTGTTCTCACTGGGTGACACGATGCAAGGCTTCAGTCTAACTCAGTCTTACATGCCTACTTACAGTGCTCCTGCTGCTAGTACTATGGCTATGCTTAACATTGGTAATGGTGATGCAACAACCATGGCTAGGGCTACTCAGTATTCATCTACTAACATTGGCCTTAACGTGTTTGATGCTCGTATTGCTCCAATCAGTAATGTAGTGAATGCTTCGTTTGCTCTTAACAGAGCTGCATATGAGGCTGTAGCTGACCACAGTATTTTAGAAACTATCAATGAACGTTACACAGAGTCGTTGAAGCAGTTCCTAGCTACTGACTTATCTGATACTGACCCAAGCGTTATTCAGCTTAAGCACTATGTTGCTGCTGCACAGAAAGACGGCTCTGTTATCAGAGGTAAGGCTACCTTCTTTGTAGACGACAACGTTGAGGTACTGACTGATGAGGAAGTATCGAGTGCTATTACTTCTGATATGTTGGCTGACTACCTTAACAGCATTGGTTCTCAGAACAGTACTGCATTGGCTATCAACCAAGAAGCTAAGTCTATCCTGAATAAAGAACTGACATTCAACCAATTCGAAGCATTAGGTACAGGTGTTAAGTTCAATAATGGTGTTGTTTCAAAAGGTGTTGAACTAACTCCTGAAATGCTTACTGAAGCAATTACATCTACTGAAGCTAAACTGATTCAAGCAGCTAAAACACTTCCTGAGTCAGCTAATATAGATACTTCATTGGCTAATGTAGAACAATCAGTAACAGTTAAACCTGCACCAACTAAAGCAATAAACAAAGAAGCTAACCCTACTATGGTTACTTTCTTCAAAGGGCGTACTGAAGCTACCTTAACTGATATCCGTGAGTTACTTGCTCAATTAGACCTAAGTGACGTAACACGTACCATCTACGAAAACCTACTAGATAACATTGAATCTACTGGTGGTGTGAATGTACGTATTCTTCGCGGTACTAATAACAACAATGTAGTAACCGGCAGAGGTATGGAAAACTCAGATACATTCCGTGGTTATGCACTATCAGGTGAAAACACTGTCTACCTAAATGATGAAGGTAAGACAAACACGGGGATGACTGTAGAAACACTATTCCATGAGTTAGTTCATATCGCTACTTCGGATGCTATTTATAATGGTTTAGAACAACTACGTACTGGCGAGAACTATGGTCTAACTAAAACCCAAGAGAAAGCAGTAGGTGATATTGAGAAGCTGTACAACGAAGCTGTTAAGCGTAATGACTTACCGGCAAATGCTTTAGAGAATATCTATGAGTTTGTTGCTTGGGGTCTAACCAATACTAAAGCTAAGGGTCAGCTCAATAAGAGTAAGACTCGACTAAGAGCTTTAGCGAGTTCTATTACTCGTTTGGTTAAGACTATGTTGGGTATGAAAGAGACTGATAATAATGCTCTTATTCAGTTATTGGATAAAGTATTTACCGCGAGTACTTATGGTAACCGCGTACAAACATCTATCTCTAGTAATCCTAAAGCTACTCCTCAAAGAGCTGCTGATAGTATTAGACAACTGTCTCTATCACAGGTTTACGATAGTGTTGCTAACCGTAACACAGTAGGTATTACGCGAAGCCATGACCAACATCTACGTAACATCCTAGATGATGCTGTAGCTAATGTGATTGACCCTACTCTATTGGCTGTACCAGATGTGAACAACTCACTAGCTTCTGAGGATGCACTGTTAATTAGTCGTCTTGACCCTAGTGTAAATGACACACTGACTATTCTTGATGGCTTGAACTTCCGTATGAGTGAGCAAGAGAATTTTGTTTACGGTATGTACAGTCACATCATCGATTCAGCACTAAATGATTTTGGTTGGAATACACGCGAAATCAGACGTATGTATAACCATGCTGAAAAGAATATGACTTGGGAAGATTTTGTAGATGACCAAAGTGTACTGAATACACCGGAAGATGCTGCACAATCTAAAGTAACTGCTCAAGCTAGATACGATGCTGTATTTGGTAGTGCAAGTGTAGGTATCAATGATTACTTACGTAACTTCTTAGCATTAGCTGTAACTAATGATGCATTCCGTGAACGTTTAGAAAACCTAGATACACCTAATGCAATCAGTAAAGACATCATTGGTGACTCAGTAAGAGAGACACTGGATAACCTAATGTCAGCAATCATCAACTGGTTGAACGACTTTGCTATCACGCGTTCTCATGAAACTAACGTACTGTCTAAACTAGATACCTTAGCTAAGAACATCCGTTACAAAGAGAAAGCAGAAAAGTCTAAGTTACTTAAAGATGCTGAAAGGGTTGGCGGCTTTGCTTCAAATACCCTTAACCGTATTAACAACTGGGGTAAAGAACGTATCAATAAGTCTTTGGATATATCTCAAAAAGCTGTAAAAGAGAGAGCTATCCTAAATGCTTCTGTACGTCTTGCAGGTGTGATTCTTAGTGAAGACCGAGCTAACACCTTTGCAATCGGTTTAGACCGTGTACAAGCACTGAGAGCTAAAGGTAGAGAAGGTTTCATCTCTGCTTTGTGGTCTGACTTGAAAGGTACTGATGCTAGTAACCAACGAGTACATCAACTATTGGCTATCAAGAATAAGATGGTAGACCAAGAGAATGTACACATTAAACAACATACTTCACGTTTGGTTCGTGATGAGTTCCTGAATCCACTAGAAGAGAAAGACAGCCATGCAATGACTAAGGTAGTCCTTAAGTCAGACGTATCAAGTCTATTAGAGAACGGCTATGACCTAGATACTATCCAGAACCTTATTGGTGACAAGGAAGCACTAAACCAAGAAATCTCTAAACTGACTTCTAAGCTACGTCAGGATGTTGGTTACAATAACTTCAACTACTTCACTAACATGGCTAAGGCTTTAGGTCGTTACATGGCTAGAGGTGAAGTAACAGTAGATGGAATGGTATTCAACACAGATGCAATTGTTTCTCTACACGGTACAGGTAGAACAAACCCTAATGTATCAGATGCTATTAAATCGACTGTAGACAGTCTTGTGACACTTCAAGCTTTGAAGATGACTCAATATACGGACAGACGTAGAGTTGCTCGTGTGATGGCTACTGAGGCAGCTAGAACTGATAAACGTAATGGTGCTTACTTCCTTATGTCTCTACACAATAGAAACAAAAAGGATGCTCTTACTAAGAACTTTGTGAATGCTAACCAGAACTATCAGAAAGGTTACACAAGAGAGATTGTTGACCCATACCGTAGTATTCAGGTAGCACCTATCAGTGCTGAGTCTGAGCTTAAGTTACAAGGTTATGTTCGTATGCCAACACCTTTAAACTCAGATAAGAATGACCCTGTTAAAGACCGTATGTTTATGTACGTATCTGAATATGGTGGTGAGGTTTCATACCTACAAAGTATCTTATCTACTGCTAATAAAGCAGCTAAGGGTTTCAGTGTTATTGACCGTTTCGCTCAAGCAGGTAACCCATTACCTAGAGCTAGACAGCCTGAAGTAATCTCACAGATTGCAGCATCTAAGAAAGCGAATGTAGATACACTGTTTACTAACAAACCTAAGCAGGTATTCAACCCGTTAGTTCCTACAACCAACCAAGCAGGTCAAGTAGTGGACTATCGTTATGTAATGGATGAATCAATGAAGGATTCATTACTACGTAAAGATAACCGTGTTGATGAAGTTTTTGGCGCAATGGCAGCGGGTATCACACTGAAAGTGAATGGTGAAGAAATTAATAACCAGTTGATTGATGCACTTCATGACCAGTACGTTGAAGATAGAGATTCAAATAACCTAGACCGTTATGTTTTGATTGAACCTAATTCAACAGATAACCAGTTGAAGACTACTTGGAACTTGTTACCGGAAGAGGCAAAAGTGAGAGCTAAAGCTAAATTTGGTAAAGAGGTGATATATGTCAGAAATGACTTAGTGAACGTAGCCTTTGGTTACCGTAAGTGGTCAGTGACTGACTTATGGAATCCAGAAAGTGAATACCCTGCTTTGATTAAAGACATGGCTGTAAAAATGGCTAGTAGTGTTTATGGGAATAAGGTTGCTAATTACTTAGCTAGAGGAGAGAGGGGTTTACAGGAGTTTGTAAAAGAAGTGAAAGACATTGTTGTAATCAAGTCTGTACTTGTGATGATTGGTAACGCGGTATCGAACACAGTTCAACTACCAGTGCTACATGGTGTTAGTCCAGTCAAAGCTATAACAGACCAGATAACAGCCTTTACAGCAGCTTCTGAGTACCGTAACAACTCACAAGAGATGTTCGACTTACAGACTAAAATTGATGCAGGTTTAGGAACTACTCAGATGGAAAACCGTCTGGTTCGCTTGGCTCAAGACCAACAACGTAATCCAGTTAAACCTCTTATGGATGCGGGTATGTTACAAACCATCATCGAAGATTCAGATGGTCAAGACAGTATCTATTCTTATAAGAACAGTCTATCTAGTAAGTTACAGAGTGTTACTTCTATGCTCCCTGAATCATTGGTTGAGGGTGCTAAACAGGTAACAATTGCACAAGGTTCTATTGCTTATGATGCACTGAGTCAAGCAACACAGTTATCCGACTTTGCAGCAAGATACGCGTTGTATAATCATTACACTAACAATGAGGGTTATAACCAAGCAGATGCTTTGACTGCAATTACTGAGGCATTCATTAACTATGACTTACCTCCACATAAAGCAATGCAATACATGAATGATGTTGGTTTAACTTGGTTCTTCAAATACTTCATTCGTATCCAGAAAGTTATCTTGAAAGCTTTCCGTGATAGACCTGCAAGTATCCTAGCGTTACTGGTTGGGCAAAACATGATGGATATCGAAGTTGATAACCCGATTAACTCATTCGCCCCTTCAGTGGATTTAGGTGCAAAAATTGGACTAATGGATGGTATTAGTATGGGTACTAACGCACACCCAATAGCACAATTTTACTAAGATTCTTTGTCCTCTTCAGACTCAGTGAGTGCAGAGAGGACAAGAATATAGACGATAACACCTACACCGATAACTAATAGGATAGTCAGCAAAAAGGGGAGTATGAATAAAAACCATGCTCCCCCTCCTACTATGAGTAGTGTAAGTAGTATTGCTTTAATACTCTTAAGCACACCCATAATTCACCTATTAATCTCCGAATGGGTCTTCTTCTTCTTCTTCAGGCTCTTCGTCAGTTAGAATATCATCTAGCGACTCGTCAGCTTCTTCAGCAAGTAACTGACTAGCAGGGTCTAGAACTCCTTCTTCTTCCACTACCTGTTCACCGGTAACTTCTTCCACTACAGCAGTAGCTCCAGTGGTGTTAGTACCTGATACAGAAGCATGAGTAGCCCCATCTTCAACATGACCTGTTACAGCTACTTCAATTTCAGTAGGGTTACGGCGTTGTGTAAACTTAATGTCGTCTACAGCAATGGCTGGGTTTTGACGAGCAACCTCGTCAATAATTAGTTGCTTAAGACCTTTCTCATCGATTTCAATGTTGATGCTGTGTTGTACTATAAACATTAGTCATTTCCTAATTCTTTAATATAGACATCTACTCTAGGGTTGGTCTTATCTACTTCCCCAATAGCATGTCTAGTTTCTTTAACAAATAAGTAGTTATCATCCTCTACCTTTCCTGCTTTAACTAAGGCATCTAGGAAAAATTTAGCATGAATACTACAGATATTATCCACATCACAAAGCCGTTTATTACTCGGATAAAGTACGAACTTAATAATGATGGGGGATTGAAATACAGGTAAGTGTTTCAGTTTTGGAATCATTCTCTCAGTGTATTCAACCTTCATCTTGTTTAATGTTTGATGATGGGTATTACGATAGACATTGAGGTTGAGGTAGAATTTCTTACCTGTTGTTTTGGTTTGAGGTAACCATAAAGGAGACTCGACCTTATAAAACTTAGTACTCATTAACGCTCCTAAAAAAAGCCCTATATAGGGCTTCATGTTAGTTGGTTAATGACTCATTAAGCAAACGGGTCTTCTTCTTCTTCGTCTTCTGCTACGTTAGGTTCTGACTCAGATTCAGCTTCTTCTTCTTCTGAGTCAGTGTCAGTAGAGGTTGAATCATCTGAAGAGTCTTCACCGAATAGGTCAGCATCATCAGAGCCAGAATCAGCAAATGGGTTTTCACCTGAGCTTTCTTCTTCCACTTCTTCAACTTCTTTGAAGTCGTCTTTAATACGACCGTCCCAGTACTTAACCCACTTATCGTGCTGTTTGCACTCTTTGACTTTGTCTTCGACTTCTTTTGGAGTACGCTTATCTTCTTTACGGAAGACCATGTGAATTTCGTTCACTTCAACCTTTTCGTTGGTTTCTTTACCTTTAACGAACTTGTTCTTCACAATCTTGATTACACCAAGAAGTACTGGTTTCTTAAGCATTGCAGGGAATGTCTTAACTTCAGTTGGAATCTCTTTACGAGATTCGAAGTCATACAAGTCAATGACCTTATTCTTAGCAGCTTTGTTGACTTCCATGAAAGACTTACCACAGATAGCTTTACATAGGTTATCAACTGTCTGGTAACCCGGTAACTTACGCTTCTCTTTGGTTTTCTTGTCGGTGTAGAACACTTCTTTATTACGGTTAGTAAAGTAGATAGTGTAACGACGTTCATTTTTCTCTTTATCCTGAGTTTGGATATTAAGAGCGTAAGCACCATTTTTTGATTCAGAAAGGTACGCTTCTGTGAGAATGACTAGCTGTGTACCAGAGTCGTCAGCAGTCCAACCGCCTACGCCTTCAGTGTTGTCTACTACGTCACCGCCACCAAAATTAATTTCGCTCATTATTTATCTCCGTACAGATTTTTTAGTTTGTTAATTACATGCATGATGTTGTTATCTATGAATGTTTCATCGCGAGTCCATAGATTACGAGTTTGGCGAATGTTTAAGCCTACGCCCATAGCTGTTTTACGTGTTTGGAACACATACTTACCATCATCGATTTTTTCATCTTCGGTGATAACAAGCATGTCATTTTTGTACTCTTCTAAGTCATCTAGCTCAACGTAATCTGCATAGACAATATTAGTGAAGAAGCTTTCGATACCACGGTTAGCTACTGAGCCTTTGACTGAGATAGCTAACTTAGAGCGGCCTTTGATATCTTTGGTCATTTCAACGTGACACAGAAAGATAATCGGTTTGTTACAGTTGGCTACACCGTTTTGGAAGATATCAAGCACATAGTCACGATACATATCCCAAGCCTTATAGCCATCTTCTGCTGTCTTCTTGCCATGCATTTCTTGCATGTCGAAAGCAGAGGTTAGGGTATCAACAATGATACCCTTACACTTATCGTTGGTAGCACCTGCCTTGATAAGCTGTTTTAGCTTACTAGGGGTAGTTACTACTTTTTCATTGAAATTGTGTACAAACGGTAGAGGCTTATTAGTCTCACAGTTTAAGTACAGCCATTCCTTTTGATTAGGAATATGTTCGAGTGAAGCTGATTTACCGTTACCGGCCAAACCAACCACAGCAACAATTAAGTTATTAGCCATGGTTTAATCCTTATTAATTGACTTAAGAATGGTTGCATCCAGTTCTTGCTTAGTTAGCGGGTCATCCAACAAATCATTCACTTCATTAACTGACTTGATGATTGTTTCTTTACCCACCTTATTCTCACGTAAGAACGCAGCATAACGGAAGATAGTATGGTTACGTTGACCTTCAGTAGCAGTACGTACAACCCAACGTTTCATACCATTGACAGAGACCATCTTACCCTTAGTATTCTCTAGATCTTCCGACTGTTGAGTATTAGGGTAGTAAGGCATGACCTCTAAGCATTCACCATCCAACTTGCTCAGTACCTTAGAGCCCTTGTAGTGACGATACTTACGTTCACGTTGAACAGCAGGTAAGTCTACTTCGACTGGTAACCAATAAGCAATGTTCTTGGCTAGTGCTCGATACTGTTCTTCTTCCAACGTCACACGGTGTGATAGAGGGATAATTAGACGGTATCTAGGTTTGTCTTCAGTATGTTGCTTAGTTGTGTAGATGATATGGTTATAATCACCCATCAACTTATGAAGCATAGCAGGTTTGAGCTTAGTATTATCTACATCAAACACAACCATGTTAGTACCTGCAATAGTGGTATTACGGGTACGTTTACCATTAGCCATGTCACCATTCTCAAAGTGGTGATTACAGAAGTTACCTGATTTGGTTTCGAATACTTTAATCAACTTATCGAAAGGCACAGAACGGTTACAGTAACCATCTGCCATTTGAGTTGAGGTAGAAATCAACGCACCTGTCATATCGTTTGGTTCAAGTTTAGTACCACGATAGAACATTACATTTGCTTCTTTATAAGCTGTGATAGCCAAAGCATTCTTATAGCCATATGACATAGCTAGGTTAATCAAATCACGTTTGTTTGAAGCAGAACCAGAATAAAAAGGTAGATACTCCACCAAATCTGCTTCTGTTACCGGAGTACCAAAATCAGCTAAGAATTGAGCTAAACGGATATGTGCTCTTGGTTGGTTAAGAATCTTATACAGAGACTCACCAGAACGTTCCGTTAAGGCAATTGCATATTTGATATGGTCTTCAGTTACTTCTGTACTACCATCACAGAATGCATAAGCACCTGCTAACTTCAATGCCTTCACATGGCGGTGAGTCATCTCAGTTCGTTCAATAGGTCGGTATTCAGAGATAGCTTCAGCACGTTCTTTACAGAACTCCTGATAGTCCATACGGAACTTCTCTGCCGCCTCACCTACAAACACTTCCTTCCCTACCTTACCTACGTCAGCAAGCTTACGGAATCTAGCTCTAAGAGCAGCGAAAGCATTCTGTGTAGTCTTATCAGTAAGTGCGTTGAATATTTCATCACGCGTTTTCTTACCGGTATTCTTTAAGGCAAGGTCACCATAACCAAAGAAACAACGTCGAGCATACCCAGTCTTACACAACATAAGAAATGCTTCTTCTACCTTACTACCGTCAAATACGTTAACGGGTGTACCGAAAGCAAATAGGTTAGCAGGAGTACGTCCTTTAACTGGACGAGTACGTTTACTGTCTTTTGTTACTTTAGTCAGCTTATCTTTAGTATGACCTACGTCATACAACTCAAGGAATGTAGCTAGAATTTCAGAGTTGTTAAGAAGGTTTGAACCTATCTCATCCATCTCTAAACTAGCTGCACCTGCTTTAGCTAAGTTAATTGACTTACATAACTGTTTCAATGCAGGTGAAGTACCTTCTGGGAATGAATAAAGGAAGTGACCATTCTGAGTAAAATCAGTAAGTAACTCGCCCTCAACATCGTTAGGGTCTTCACCAGACTTATGTGAAATCTCCATAGCCAAAGTACTAATAGAATCTTTAGCTTTATTAGGGTAGACAGTGTTTGTGAACTCATCTTCAAACTCACTGAATATTTCCTGTTCAATGATGTTCTGAGAGTAGTTCTTACCATAACCAGATTCAGCAAATGCAATGGCAAAAGCATTAATAGGCATTTGGTTATTGGTAATAGTACGTACTGATATATGCATACTACTTGCCATTTTGCACAAGTAGTAAGCCATCTCTATTCGGAAGAACGCTCTATCTTGGTTTTGTACTCTCGTACAAACTAGGTCAACTAGTTTCTCCGAAAGAGGGTGATAAGGAAATGCTGTTACTTTCATTTTCGATGTATCCTTGGTTAACAAGTGATTGGTATTGACTACAGATTGCAGAGCCAAAACAGTACTCACATGCTTTAGCTTTACGTGGCTTCTCTTTGATAATACCCACGTTGTTTTTAGATGCTAAGTAAGCTATTGCTTCAGATTGAGCATTGTCACCAGTGAAGTTCTTAGAAGCCTTTTTATTGGTTTCTTTAGTGAAGTACTGATATTCACCTTTACTCATCCAGAGGTCTTCCTGAGAACACTGAACCCCATCCACATCTTCAATAGACAAGTCACGACGTTCACGGATGATATTCTTCATCCACATCTCTAATTGAGTGAATGGAATCAAACCGACTTCAAAGGCAAGCATTGGAGAAGATGGGTACTTTTCAGGGTCAGCTTTAGCAGCCATACCTTTCATCCAGTTTTGGTAAATAGAGAAGTAAACCGCTTTAGATGAATCGCACTCTTTACCGTTTTTCCAACATAACCATGCGTAGATAGAAAGTTGGTAGACACGTTCACGCTTCTTGGTTTCATCCCCAAAGGAGAAGGTAGATTCTGTCTTCCAGTCATGGAGAATCTTGTCGATGATTGCATCGAACTTACCACTGACTTTGTAGATTTCACCATCCACATCCAATTCACCATAGAGGCGCTCCTCCATGGTTACTTCAGGTACAGGAATACCTAACTGTTCAGCAACACGTTGGATAGCAAAGTGGTCTTGATAAGATGCCTCAATAGCAGCATGTAAATTCTGACCACGGATAGAAGCAAGTTTATCCGATACATCCAAATGAACTTGAATAGTATCAGAGCGTACTACTGCCTGACTCAATACCGTTTTCTTTGTTGACTTGATTAGTGATGTAGCTGATACAACCATAGGGTCAGGATTGTAATCGTAATCGTCATTAAGTAACCAAGTTACAATAGGTAGAGGTAAATTTTTCTCATTGGTTATTTTTAACATTAGTTAACCTATTTAGTTGAGAATTGAGTAACTGTGCCGTTCTCGAATAGAGTGACAGCACTCCCAAAAAGACAGTATGAATCCTGCTTTCCGTTAAGCAGCATTACACAATCTAAGTTGATTGGCTGTTCTTGGGATTCGGCAGTATATATATCACCTAACAGTAGACGCAAGTCTACGTCACCTGTGAATTTACTCAGGTGTGGTTGAATAGATGAGGGTAGATAGTCGGTAGATTCCTGATTACCTTTGATTAATTCAGTAGGTAGTGCAATCCACCATGTAGCATTAATCGGTGTGAAATACCATTCATCTGGCGATTCAACCACCGTAGCAAACAAGGTGTCGTAGTCCATATTAATTCTCTAGTGCTTGGGTGATTTCTAAAGCAGTCATTGTATGACTCTTCAACGTGATAGGTTTATCCCAAGAGGGTGAGTAGATGTCTAAGTTAGCAGGTAACGGGATATCCCCCTGTAACTCAGGGTGTTCAGAGACATCCATCATGCAGTCAATTAGGTTGAAGTTAACCCACTCAGTAATCTGAGGGTTATCTGTCCACATAAGATAGTCAGCATCGTGAATTGTCGCCACAGAGAAAACATCATTTTGTAACCCTGCATCGTAGACACGGGTTAAGAATTTATAACCTGCATCAACAGTAAGCTGACCATATGACTGACCACCAATAGCATTACCTAGAGTTCTAATAAACTCTTGGATAGCTTTAGGTGTTCTCTTGGAGTTGAGCATAGCCCGTGAAATACCGTAACAGTAAACACGTAAACCATAGGCTACCTCTGCATAACCTTTCTCAGCTACCTCAGCTAGTTGTTCCTCTAGCCATTTGGCTGATACTTTGTATAGTTTGTAATAGTTCTCATAGATAGCATCAGCTTCGTGTTGCTCAAATCCACAAGTCATTACCAACCCGTATGCAGTACCTAAATACTGAAGTCAAAGGAGGAAAGTAGGCGCTTTGCTCTTTCCTCTAACCTCCTTATGCAACTCGGCAATGTTGTTAATGACTTCAGTCTTTAGTTCTTGATGAGACATAGGGATAACCCCTATGTCATCAAATGAATTTACTTGTATATCCACTTGAATCCTCCACAGGTCTTAGCCCGTCCTTTTAAACAATTAGAGATGTTTCCTGAGTTAACCCCTACGTGACTTGCAGCATCGCGCAAACTTGCATAGGTTTTTAGAGGCTTACCTGTTAAATCACATTGAACCACTTTTACTTTCTTGCTTTCGTTAGCTTGGGTATTCCGTAGTTTCTTCTGATAGGCATAAGCCAGTTGTAGTTTGGTAGTAAGTCCTAAACGAGTAGCAGCTCTGTTCACATAGTTATGTAGGGTGGTAATCCCTACCCCGTAGAGTTCTGCTAGGGAGGTTAGGGTATAACCCTCAAGTATGTTAAATAAGGCTACCTCTCCTTCATCTACAGTAAGCACTTTCTTATATTCTTGTGAGCACAATCCTGTAGCGTAGGCATGAAGCATGTTCTCACTACGGGTTACCCATTCTAGGTTACCCGATGAGGGGTCGGTCTTATCCCCGTTCTTATGGTTAACCCATTTCTTGTTCAGAGGGTCAGGGTTAGCTACATAATAAGTGGCACAGAGAATATGAGGATAAACAGAGTACCCTTTATTCTCTTTCCACAAAGAACAGGTCAAATAACCAGTTACTTTATTCTCTACTTGAGCTAGGGGATTAGTACTCCCTTCACGGTATATCTGACCTTCACTGGATATGGAGTATGGGAAATTAGCTATCTTATGCATTCACAAAATCCTCTATGGGTTTACGATTTCCTGCCGAGTCTACAAGGAAATCTCCCGCTTTTCCACAATAAATGAGGCCATTTACTTCTACTTTATATACTTGAACAGTAGTTTCAGTAGTGTCTACCCTATCTATTTGCTCTTTAATTTGAGGAAGTTTCTCAGGAAAGTAAGCTAGAGCACGATAGCTATGTCCATCATAACCATGGTCATATACAGCACGCTTGTTAGGGTCTTGGGTGAGGATAGTATTAATACGTTCCTCTAGTGATGCATAATCAGCACCACCCCAAAGAAAACCTTTAGGTGCAATAAATATTGACTTGAATAGTTTAGACAGAGATGAGCCACTAGGTAAATTCTGTAAGTTGGGGTCACTACTACTCAGACGGCCTGAAACTACTCTAGCGAGGTTATAAGAGCCATGTAGGTAATGCCAACCATTACGTTCCCAATGGTGGTTCTTGAGTGCTTGGATGAACGTAGACTGCATTTTACTTGCAGCAGCTATTTCTTCCAATGCTGTGAATATCTCTTTAACACTGTCACTGACTTTGACTTTCATCTTCTTCAATGAGCCGGAGTCAACAGAAGGGTTACCAGAAGGTGTCTTCTTAACAGGAGTTAATCCTAGTACATCAAACATCAGGATAGATAGATGAGCATTAGAGTTAGGGTTGAACTTAAGTTCTACTTCCCACTCTTCTATAGGGTTCACACGTTTAGCATTACGTTTCTCAACTTCTGCTGTACGTATTTTACCCATTGCCTCAATGACTTCCTTACGCTTCATAAGGGACGTTCTGGCTTTGGTTATAGTATCCGTTAGGATATCGTCAACCTCTTCCATACGAGTCCATGAGAAAGGAATACCGGCCAACTCAGTTTGAGTTAGATACCATTGCCATTTCTTCATCTTGTCATAGAGGTACTCAGAATGAATCTGACTACGGTACTTGGTATATAACCAGTAAGTACCGCGAGCATCATCCAAGTTGTATTCACAGGTCTTAGCTACAGGTACTTCCATCATGTTGGTTATTTCAGCTCTAGTAAGCTTATATTCACCACATAAATCGGATACTAGTGTACCTAAATCTCTTGGGAATCTTTCCGGTGAGTTAGTACAAATAAAGTGTAAGAAGATAGTATCTTCATAGGTTCTGAATAGTTCACGACCATCCCCATTAAAGAGTAGATGGGTCAGTAACTTCAAGTCATAAGAACCACCATGCCAAGCAATACGTCCTTTGAACATCTCAAAGAAAATCTTTAGATAGGACATGAAATCACAGTTCTTAACATGGAATGTGTAACCGGCTTGTTCACTCACGGCAAAACTAATAGAAACCAGTTTAGCCTTGTAGAAGCGTAAATCAGTTGCTTCTACATCAGCACCAAGTAAAGGCTGTTTCATCAAATGACGAAATGCTTTCTTTACTTCAGCTTCTGTTTTAGGGGAGATTAACTTACGTTCTACTTTAGTAACCATAGGTCTGAGGTTACGTAAGTAATAGGCTACATGTTCTACGCATTTACGGTTGTGATTCAGGTTGGCGTGAAGATATAAAGCCTTAGAAGAGAAATTAAAGTACTGAATCATCTTATCCCCAAAAGCAGGGGTTAAGATTCCAACAGTCTTAGGTAAAGTCTGCTTGTGTACAATATGTTTATACAGCCTTGCATCACTAACAGTGATTACACAGTCTTTAGGTAGCTTTTCTAAGTTAGGGATAATACTGAGATTGGTATCATCATCTTCTAGACAGAGAACCACTACTTTCTTACGATATTTCTCCGGTAAAAAGGTAAGTAGGTTAAGCTCAATGTTACGCTTATTGAACT